CCTGCAAAACAGTTTTATGCAGTTGCTGTACCTGATTTTGTAACATTAGAATATAGTTGTCTTATACAAACTTACTATATGGAACAATTAAATAAAATCATAGAGGCGTGTGAATATGCTTCTGATGCATATTGGGGTGATCCAGAAAGATTTAAATTTAGAGCCTTTATTGATTCTTTTACAACTGCTACCGAGTTAACAAAAGGTAAAGATAGATTAGTAAAAGGTAATTTTAATATAAGATTAAGGGGATATATTATACCAGATACAGTTCAAAAAGATATGTCTGCTTTAACTAAATATAATTCTAAATCTAAATTTATTGTTCAAATGGAAACAACTCATAATGCAGAAATATTTGAAGCGGGGGTAACTAAAACAAAAGATGGAAGAACTAGGCGTCAAAGAGAAAATAATGCAAGTGCTGCTAATATTTCGGACGTGACACAAGGTACAGAATTAAAAAATTAAGTAAATGGCAAGTAATGTAAGATTTGTAGATTCTTTAAAAGTTGGTGCTTATAAATCAGATGGCTCCGGTGGTGGAGGTGGTGGTGGTATAACCATTAATAATAATGTTAATAATTATTTATTATCAGCAACTGGTAATAGTTCAATTATTAATGGTGAAGCTAATTTACAATTTGATGGTACAAGCTTAGGTATTGGTGCTGCTTCAACGGGACCAAGATTGGAAATAAATGATCAGGGTTCAGGTCAAGATCTTTTATTAATAAAAAATTCTAGTGCTGAAGGTATTCGTGTAACTAGTGGTGGTATTCTTCAATTAATTGAATTTGGAGCTTTACCAACAGCAGTAGAAGGAGGAATTGCTTATTCTTCTGATGAGTTTTATGTAGGGTTAGGGTAAATTAATATATGTATAATAAAATATAATTTTTTAAAATGGCAAATTGGAAAAAGGTAATAGTTAGTGGATCTAATGCTGAACTAGCTCAATTAACACTATCAAATTTAAGTGGTCAACCTTCAGAGGAAACCACTCTTGTTATTAATAGTGATGGTGTTGTAGGAACAAAAGAAGGTGCTGCAGGTTCTTCTGGATCTAGTGGTTCTTCAGGATCAAGTGGAACATCAGGATCAAGTGGATCTTCAGGAAGTTCAGGTTCAAGTGGAACTTCAGGAACTAGTGGTTCATCTGGTTCAAGTGGTTCTTCTGGTTCAAGTGGTACTTCAGGTACTAGTGGTTCATCAGGTACAAGTGGTACATCTGGTTCCTCAGGTTCTAGTGGATCCTCAGGTTCATCAGGAACATCAGGTTCTTCAGGTACATCAGGTTCAAGTGGTACATCAGGTTCTTCTGGTAGTTCAGGAACTTCTGGTTCAAGTGGTTCAAGTGGTACTTCAGGTGCTGATGGTTCTTTTGGTGGTGCAACTTTTGACTATACCTTTGATACTTCAACTTCCGAATCAGACCCAGGTCAGGGTAAAGTAAGATTAAATAATAATGGTGGTAATCAAAATACCTCCAATGAAATGTATATTGATATCACAGATGATGATGGTACAAGTATACAAAACTTTTTAGTAACAGTTAATAGCTCTACTTCAGCTATTAAAGGTCATGTTAGAGTTGCTAATAGAACTGATGCAACTCAATTTATTGTATTTGCTATTAATAATACAATGACCGATAACACAGGTTGGTGGTCAATTCCTTTAAGTGCTACTGCTTCTTCTGCTGCGGATCCATTTTCAAATGCAGAAGATGTAACAGTATCATTTGTAGTAACAGGTGATAAAGGTGATTCTGGTTCATCAGGTTCAAGTGGTACATCAGGTTCATCAGGAACATCAGGTTCTTCCGGTTCAAGTGGTTCTTCTGGTTCTTCAGGAACTAGTGGTACTTCAGGATCAAGTGGTTCAAGTGGTACTTCAGGTACAAGTGGTTCTTCGGGAACTTCTGGATCTAGTGGTTCATCAGGTAGTTCTGGTTCTTCCGGTACTTCAGGATCTTCTGGTTCAAGTGGATCAAGTGGTTCTTCAGGTACATCTGGTTCTAGTGGTTCAAGTGGAACTTCAGGAACAAGCGGTTCTTCAGGTTCTAGTGGATCTAGTGGATCAAGTGGAACTTCTGGTTCAAGTGGTACAAGTGGGGTAATTAATATTTCAACACCTGGTGCCGATAGAGTTTTAACTGATATTGATGGTAGTAGTGCTAAAGCAAATGAATTATTAATCTTTGATGCTGATGGTGGTTCACAAGCTAATACAGGTAAATTAACTGTAACAGGTGATGTAACAGTAACTAATAACTTAAATGTTGAAGGTACTGCATCGTTTATGAATAGTGAAAATTTATTTGTAAAAGATAGATTTATATTACTTGCTTCAGGTTCTAATTCAACTGGTGATGGTGGTATTGTAGTACAACAAGCTACTCAAGATGTAGGTGATTTATTTGCTTATGATGGTAATTCAACATTACGTTGGGGTATTACTAGTTCATTTAGATCAAGTGGTTCAAGTGCTTTTGTTCCAGATGCATTTATGGCGGCTGTAGTAATAGGTACTGCAGGTGAATTACCAGATGATGTTGATGCAAGATATGATAAAGCTGGAAATATATTTACATCTGCTTCAGGTGATATTTATATTTACTCTTAAAAAATTGAATAAAATTGTTTTTAAAAAAAATTAAAAGTTTTATGGGCTTTAAATCCAAAAATACATTAGTAAAGGGAGTACCAACAAAAGTTAATACTCCCTCTACTTCTAGTAAACAAAAATCCAAAGAATCTAAAGAAATTTCATTAAAATTAACGGAAAAGGAAATTGAATTTTTACTTATTACCATAAAAAATAGTTTATTTAAAGGAGAATATGTAGAAATTTGTTATAATGCTACTTTAAAATTACAAGAAGAGTATAAAAAGTTTATAAAAGATAAATAAAAAGTTATGTCATATAATTTACAAAAATTAACACTTAGAGAAATTAGGTGTTTAAGAAAAGCCTTAGACTATATTCCTATAACTGGTATTGATGCAATATTTGTTGGTACAATTCAGGTTAAGCTTAACCAAAAAATAGAAAATATAGAAAAACAGGAACAGGATACAAAGTAAAAAAATTTTTCAATATTTATAACAAATATTACGGCCCGTAAGGGAAGTGGACTGATAAAACAGTAGCCAACCTAATAGAATTAATATGCCAAATTGGAAAAAAGTAATAACCAGCGGTTCTAATGCTGAGTTAGCCCAAATAAAATTAACAGACCTTTCTAATCAAGGTTCTGAAACTACAACACTTGTAATAAATAGTAGCGGTGTAGTTGGTACAAGGGAAAATGCTGCCTCTTCAGGTTCAAGTGGTACATCGGGATCTTCTGGTACATCAGGTACAAGTGGATCATCTGGTACTTCTGGAACAAGTGGCTCTAGTGGTTCATCAGGTTCAAGTGGTTCTTCAGGTACTTCAGGTTCAAGCGGATCAAGTGGTACTTCCGGTACTAGTGGTTCAAGTGGTTCTTCTGGTTCAAGTGGTTCTTCAGGTACTTCTGGTTCAAGCGGTTCAAGTGGTACTTCAGGTGATGATGGTGCAGCCGGTTCTTCAGGTTCTTCAGGAACTAGTGGAACTAGTGGAACTAGTGGTTCAAGTGGTTCTTCAGGAAGTTCAGGATCTTCTGGTACTTCAGGCTCAAGTGGTTCAAGTGGTACTTCGGGGTCAAGTGGTGTAATTAATATAGTAAATTCAGGTGTAAATAGAGTTTTAATTGATGTAGACGGAACAGTTGCTTCTGCTTCCGCTAATTTAACTTTTTCAGGATCAACAAAATTAACTGTTTCAGGGTCGGGTAGTACAATATTAGATGTCCAAGGTTCTCAAGGACAATTATTTTCTGTAACAGATGATTTATTAGGTACTGTATTTGCAGCTTCAGATATTTCAGGTGTTCCAATATTAACTGTTAGTGGTTCAGGTTTAGTCCAAGTTGATGGTGAATTAAGTGGTTCAGCTACTACAACAGCTTCATTTGCTAAATTAAATTTATTAGATCTTGATTCACAACCTTCTGAAGATACAACCTTAGTAATATCATCAACAGGAGTAGTGGGTACAAGAGAAAATGCAGCTTCTTCAGGTTCAAGTGGTACATCAGGATCTTCAGGAACTTCTGGTTCTAGTGGTACAAGTGGAACTTCTGGTTCTTCTGGTTCTTCAGGTTCTAGTGGTTCTTCAGGAACTAGTGGTTCAAGTGGTTCATCAGGTTCAAGTGGTTCTTCGGGTACTTCGGGTACAAGTGGATCAAGTGGTACTTCAGGTAGTAGTGGTTCATCCGGTACAAGTGGAACAAGTGGTTCAAGTGGAACTTCTGGTTCATCTGGTACTAGTGGATCTAGTGGTTCAAGTGGCTCTTCTGGTTCTTCAGGAACTAGTGGTACTTCAGGTTCAAGTGGCTCAAGTGGATCAAGTGGCTCTTCAGGAACTAGTGGTTCAAGTGGTTCAAGTGGTACCTCTGGTGCTGATGGTTCTTTTGGTGGTGCAACTTTTGACTATACTTTTTCAACATCAACATCTGCAGCAGATCCAGGAACAGGGAAAATTAGATTAAATAAATCTATTGCTCAGGGTCAAAATACAGCTACAGCTGGATATATAGATATAACAGATGATGATGGTACTTCAATACAGGCATTTTTAACAACGGTAGACAGTTCGACCTCAGCTGTAAAAGGTCACATAAGAATAGCTAATAGAACTGATGCAACACAATTTTTATTATTTGCTATTTCAAATTTAACAGATAATACTGGTTGGTGGACATTAAACTTAAGTAATGAAGCTTCATCAGCTACTTCACCATTTTCAAATTCAGAAGATGTAACTTGTGCTTTTGTAGTAACTGGTGATAAAGGTGATAGTGGTTCTTCTGGTTCTTCTGGAACTAGTGGATCTAGTGGTTCTAGTGGTTCGAGTGGATCTAGTGGTTCAAGTGGTACATCTGGTACCTCTGGATCAAGTGGTTCATCAGGAACAAGTGGTACTTCGGGCTCAAGTGGCTCAAGTGGTTCTTCTGGTTCAAGTGGTACAAGTGGTACTTCTGGTTCTTCAGGTACTTCAGGAAGTTCAGGAACTAGTGGTTCAAGTGGTTCAAGTGGTTCTTCAGGTTCATCAGGTACTTCTGGTTCTTCTGGTTCTTCTGGTACATCTGGAACATCTGGTTCCTCTGGTTCAAGTGGATCTTCAGGTTCATCTGGAACAAGTGGTTCAAGTGGTTCTTCTGGAACTAGTGGCCAACAAGGGGACAAAGGTGGTTTATTGTATGGTTTTGAATCTAATACTTCTATGGCAAATCCTGGTACAGGAGACTTTAGGTTAAATAGTGGTACAATTGGATCCGTTTCTGCAATGGCTATACATCAAACAACGGATGATGGGGCTAATGTTAAAAACTATATTTTAACTTGGGATGATTTAGGTAGTAGTACTAATAAAGGTACTATAATTATAAAATCTAATACTAATGATGATAGTACTTATGTAATATTAAAAGTAGACGGAAATATAACAAATAATACTTCTTGGTTCCAAATCCCAGTAGAATATATTTCGGGTACTTTACCTTCAGCAGGAGAAATTTGCGTAATTGAATTTATACCTAATGGAACTAGTGGTTCTTCTGGTTCAAGTGGTTCATCCGGTTCAAGTGGTACCTCAGGTTCTAGTGGTTCTTCAGGTACAAGTGGCTCTTCTGGTTCAAGTGGAACTTCAGGTACTTCAGGAAGTTCAGGTTCAAGTGGAACTTCAGGAACAAGTGGTTCAAGTGGATCTTCAGGAAGTTCTGGATCTTCAGGTACTTCAGGTTCAAGTGGTTCAAGTGGTACTTCAGGTTCTAGTGGCTCTTCTGGTAGTTCGGGTTCAAGTGGTACTTCTGGTTCAAGTGGTTCTTCTGGTACTTCAGGTTCAAGTGGTTCTTCAGGTAGTTCAGGTTCTAGTGGAACTTCTGGTTCAAGTGGTTCTTCAGGTAGTTCAGGTTCAAGTGGTACTTCAGGTTCTAGTGGCTCTTCAGGTTCTAGTGGATCTTCAGGTACTTCGGGTGCAGCACAATTTTTATTTAATTCCGAATTTGATGGATTTGCTGGTTCACCTAGTAATCAATCAAATGGTGAATTTCAATTAGTTGGTACTAATACATCAAATGTAACAAATTTAGTAATTAGTACAACAGATTCTAATGGTACTTATATAGAAGATTTATTAGATAGTATTGGGGATAATAATTTAAAATTAGGAGTTTATAAAGTATCAGACCCAACAGATTTTATTATTTTTAATGTAACTAGTAATGGTGGTAGTTCCAATAGAAATGTTTTAGTTGGTACTGTTACAGAAACAAACAGTTCATCCCCATTCTCAGATGGTGATATTTGTGGATTTATTCTTTCAGGTAATAATGGAACAAGTGGTTCCTCTGGTTCAAGTGGTACTAGTGGCTCTTCAGGTTCAAGTGGATCAAGTGGCTCTTCAGGTACATCAGGTTCAAGTGGATCTTCTGGTAGTTCAGGTTCTAGTGGTACTTCAGGTTCTAGTGGTTCTTCAGGTAGTTCAGGTTCATCTGGTACTAGTGGTTCTTCAGGATCAAGTGGTTCATCTGGATCTTCTGGTACTTCAGGATCTTCTGGTACTTCAGGTACTGCAACTATAACTGGTACAACAAGTGAGGGTGTTGTAGTTTATGGTGGTAGTGGAGCTAATCTTACAGTTTCTTCCCATATTACTATTAATCAAAGTGCAAGATCAAGTGGAAATGATATAGTATTAAATAACCATTCAGCAATTGAATTAGATGGTTCTGTTTCATCTTTAGGAACAGTTTCAGGTATAATAACAAAAATTGGCTCAGGTACTCAAACATCAAATAAAGTAGTTTATTGGGATGGTAGTACTTGGGAAAAAACAGATGCTGATGCAGAATCTACAAGTATAGGAATGTTGGGATATGTAGGTGCTGGTACTACTACAGTAGCTAACGGTATAGTAATTTATGGTTTTGTTAAACAATCATCTCATGGCTTTACTCTTGGTGCACCACTTTATTTAAGTGATACAACAGCAGGAAATATGACAACTACTGCTCCTAGTAGTAATAATGATATTGTAAGAATTGTAGGTTATGCAGTTGATTCTAATACAATATTCTTTAATCCAGATAACACATATGTTAAAGTAACAACATAAAAAAATTAAGTTATGTCTGCAGTAACAATCCAAGCTGGAAAATTCGGAAATTTATTTAAAGCAGTTACAACATCTTGGAATGATGTTAGAAATGGTACTACTGCAGATCAAGTTAATAATCAACCAACTTCAACTAATGCATTTGCTGCCAGAGTAAATTTTCTTTCAGGTGGGAAAGGTAGTGAATGGAGTTTATATCGTTCTTATTGGGCTTTTGATGTTACAGCCTATACATCAGCTACAATTTCTAATTTAGAAGTTGAATTTGATCCAACAAACTCATCTTCTACAGGTTTTCCAATTGCAATAATAAAATCAACAGCTCAAGGAAATGCTAATACAAACTTAGTTGCTGGAGATTGGGATAGTTTAGATTTTGGTACATTATATGCTGGAAGTGCTACAACTTATTGGCCAGATACAAATAGTATAAGTACAATTTCTTTAAATTCTACAGCTATAAGTGCTTTTTCAACTGGTTATTTGAAACTTGCTGTTGTTTGGTATTATGATTATACTAATACTGAACCTCTTACTACAGGAAATTCAGGTGCCCGTCAAAATATGTCTTATACACCAAGAATTAATTTTGATGCTGTTACTGGTTATGGTAATGATGTTATAGGAGTATCTTCAGCTAACATTTCAGAAATTAATGATGTAGCTACTGCTAATATTAGTCAAGTAATAGGTGTTTAATATTTATAATAAATTATGGAATATAAATTCGAAATAAAAAAATTAATTAGTGAAAAATCTACTGGTATGGTAACTTCAGTTGATTATTATTTTGGTGCTTCCCATGCAGTTGCTTATAATGGAGGTTTCACTTATGTTACCTCAGAACGATTTAATTATGTTTTAACAACAGGTTCTTCTAGTGATGAAAGTTTTGTTCAATATAACAATTTAACTGAAGATATAGTACTTAGTTGGTTTACAGGAAGTTTAAATGTTTCAACTTTACAAAATAATGCATCCTCTTCAATTGCAGCTCAGGAATATTCTATAGTTAATGAAGTTAGTATTAATGAAAAACCTTGGTAAATAATTAGGATTTTTTAATTTTTTATCGTATATTGTTATATTAACTAGTTTTTAAAAATGAAAATCCCTAAGATATTTGCCCATACAAGTTATATTGGTACTACTGGATATAATAATCACGCAAGAGACTTTTTTAGAGAATTATCTAATACTTTTAAAATAAAAGTAAGGAATTTTACTGTACCCAAATATTTTAGTGGCTGGAGTGATGAACCATTTAATAATGAAGACTATTTACAAGATATAGATAAAAAAATGCTTACATCTTTATCACTTTGGGAAACAGATGATAAGCTAATTGATAAAGAAATCTATACAAAATTTGGAAATGAGTTTAATCATAATGTAAATATAATTTTATCTGAATGTAATCATCATTATTTTTATCAACAATATGATGGACCTAAAATAGGTTATGTTGTTTGGGAAACAACTAGATACCCCGATCAGTTTTTTCAAAAATTACAAGAATGTGACCAACTATGGGTTGCTTCTAATTGGCAAAGAGATTGTGTAATAGAACAAGGAATGGAAGCTAGTAAAGTTAAAGTAGTACCTGAAGCTGTGGATGGTAATACATTTAAACCTAATAGCAAAGCTACACTACCAGAATATGATGATGGAAGATTTAAATTTTTAATTTTTGGTAGATGGGATTATAGAAAATCTACTAAAGAAATTATGGAAGCTTTTTTCCAAGAATTTAGTGAAGATGAACCCGTTGATTTAGTTGTTTCTATTGATAATTTATTTGCTAGAGATGGATTTGAAACTACAGAAAAAAGATTAGAACATTATAATTTACTTAATCCTAGAGTTAAAGTTAAGCATTTTCCAACTAGAGAAGAATATATAAAATATCTACAAAAAGGTCATGTATTTTTATCTTGTGCTAGATCTGAAGGTTGGAATTTACCATTAATTGAAGCTATGGCTTGTGGTACTCCTTCTATTTATTCTAATTGTAGTGGGCAGTTAGAATTTGCAGAGGGTAAAGGACTTCCGGTTAAAATTAAAAAAATGATTCCTGCTTTAGGAGGTGAGTATAGTAGCTATTCCCAATCTGAAGTGCCTGGTGAATTTTATGAACCTGATTTTGAAGATTTAAAAAAAGTAATGAGAGATGCTTATGTTAATTATAAAAAACATAAAAAAAGAGCTTTAAAAGAATCTAAAGATATTATTAAAAAATTTACTTGGAAAAATGCAGCTGAAATATCTCATAAATATATAAAAGAAGTAGTGGATAATGCCAAAGAAAATATTACTACTATTAGTTTTCAGAATGGTCCTAAAGTTGAAGTTACTGGTTATAATAAAAATTCATATTTTGTAGAATTTATTAATAAAGATACTAATCAAATATTACATTCTGGTACTATTGAAAACAATATGTGGATAAAATGTAGTAAAGAGTATTATATACCATGGATAATTAAAATTAATGGTAAAAAAATGTATGAATTAGATTTAAAAAATAAAATTGTAAAAATTTCATTTGATACTAAATCAATAGGAGATACTTTAGCTTATTTACCCCAAGTATTAGAATTTCAAAAGAAACATAAATGCGCTATAGTTGTTAGTACTTTTTATAATGATTGGTTTAAACTTCTTCCAATTTACCAAAATTTAAAATTTATCGAACCAGATATACCTCATGATTGTATAGCTGAATACACACTAGGTAGTTTTCAAGATGATAACGGTAATTGGAATGATGGTACTAAAAATCCCATTCAACCTAATACTATACCTTTAATTCAAGTAGCAACTGATATTTTAGGATTACCCTATAAAGAAATTCAACATGGAATTGATTTTGATCTTTTTCCATCTCCTATTTCCGGAAAATATATTTGCATAGGGCCTGAATCAACTGCTGGGTTAAAAGAGTGGCCATACCAAAATTGGAAAGAACTAGCCAAAAAATTACATAAAAAAGGTTATAAAGTAGTTAGTTTAACTACTAAAGGTTTTAAAGGAATAAATATAATTGAAAAAAGAAATTTAAATTGGAATGATTTATTTAACCATTTATATCATGCAGAATTATTTATTGGTTTAGGTTCTGGTTTATCTTGGATAAATCATAATTTAAATAAACATACTGTTATGATAAATGGATTTTTACCTCTTGGATATGAATTTACTAATAATTTAACTAAGGTAGAAGATCATATTTGTACTTGTTGGACAGATAAAAATAATCATTTTGATAAAGGAAATTGGAATTGGTGTCCTGCCTTTGAAGGAACTGATCTTCAACATAAATGTATGAAATCTATTACAGTTGAAATGGTTTACAATTCTGTAATGGATTTTTTAAATAATAAAAAGTAAACCTATATTTATAATAAAATTATGAGTGATATAATTAAGTTATCAAAAGAAGAATTAGATGTATTAAAAGAATATCAACAAACTCAAAATTCAATCACTTTTGAATTAGGCCAAGTTGATATTCAAAAAGCAATTTTAGAAGGACAAAGAAGTGCTATATTAGAGGATTTAGCTAATTTACAAGAAAAATCTAATAAAACGGCAAAAGAATTGCAAAAAAAATACGGTGATGGTAACATCAATCTAAGTACTGGAGAATTTACTTTAGTAAAATAGTTTTTTGAAAGGTTTTTTAATATTTATAATAAAACAATATTAAAATAACTATAATAAAATGGCAGAAACATTAATATCTCCCGGTGTATTAGCAAGAGAAAACGATCAGTCTTTTGTTACTTCACAACCCGCAGAAAGAGGCGCAGCTATAATTGGACCAACTTTACTAGGTCCGGTTGAAAGACCTACTTTAGTAAGTTCGTTTAGTTCATTCCAAGCTATATTTGGTGGGGCTTTACAAAGTGGTTCAAATGAATATACTTATTTAACTTCTATTGCTGCTAATCAATATTTCCAAAATGGAGGAACTTCTCTGTTAGTTACTAGAGTAACTTCAGGTTCTTTTTCTCCTGCAAGCTCTTCTTACGCACAAAGATTAGAAGGTGCTCCATTATCTACTGCAGCTAATTTTGTAGTATTTCAAACAGGAACTGTTTCAGGTTCTGTTGATACTCACACTGGTTGTGCTGTTACTTCTTCAACAGGTAGAGGTTCAGGTGCAATTGCTACTGTAATACAATCAGATGCAGAATCAGTAGATTCAATAGTAATGACTACAGCTGGTAATTATTATAACCCAGGTGATCAATTAACTATTGCTTCACAATCTTTAGCCGCAGGCGCAAATGGAACTGATTTAACTTTTACTTTAGGTGGTGCTAATCAGGTACAATTTTTCCAATTAGCTGGAGGTGTTGGTAGTCAAGCTTCATCATCTTTCCAATTAGAAACGATTTCTGAAGGAAATATAATGAATAATTCTGGTTCTGGTGCTTCAAGTACAACTAATGGAGCATTAGTAAGTGGATCTGTTAATAATGTAAGATGGGAAGTTAATAGTGTAAATACCTCTTCCGGTACTTTCTCATTATTAATTAGAAGAGGAAATGATACTCAAACTAATAAAGTAATATTAGAACAATATAATAATGTTTCTCTTGACCCATTTGCTTCTAATTATATATCTAGAGCAATTGGTGATACAACTACTACTTTAGTTACTGAAGGAAGTGATACATTCTTACAAGAATCAGGTTCATTCCCTAATATTTCTGCTTATGTTAGAGTAAAATCTGTTAATAACACACCTAACTACTTCAATAATGATGGTACTCCAAAGAATGAATTTACAGGTTCTATGCCAGTTGTAGGTTCTGGTTCATTTGGTGGTGCAGTTGGTTTAAATACTCCAACTGGTAGAGCAGCTAATTACTATACAGCTATAAACAACATTGATACTCAAGGTTTAATTGGTTCAGATTATAATAATGCAATAGCTTTACTAGCTGATCAAGATAGCTATTCTTATAATGTAATATCTGTTCCAGGTTTAAATAATCAAGACCATGCAACTCAAATTACTAGTGTAATGAATAATACTATTGCACGTGGAGATGCAATCGCTGTAATTGACTTAGTAAAATATAATCAAACAATTTCTACAGTCGTACAACAAGCTGGAGGAATAGATAATAGTTATACAGCTACTTATTGGCCTTGGCTACAAACAGTAGATCCAAATTCAGGACAATTAGTATTTATCCCAGCTTCAACTTTTATACCTGGAGTATATGCATTTACTGATGCATCTGCAGATCCATGGTTTGCACCAGCAGGTATAACAAGAGGTGGAATGGGACAAGTTGTTAGAGCTGAAAGAAGATTAACTTCAAATAATAGAGATACTTTATATGAAGCAAACATTAATCCAATTGCAACATTCCCACAACAAGGAGTAGTAGTATTTGGACAGAAAACATTACAAAAAGCTGCTTCTGCACTTGATAGAGTAAATGTACGTAGATTATTAATTACACTTAAGGATTTTATTTCTCAAATTGCTGATAATTTAGTATTTGAACAAAATACAATAGCAACAAGACAAAATTTCTTAACACAAGTTAATCCATATTTAGAAAGTGTACAACAGAGACAAGGATTGTTTGCCTTTAAAGTTGTAATGGATGAAAGCAATAATACACCAGATGTTATAGATAGAAATGAGTTAATAGGACAAATATTCCTACAACCAACTAGAACAGCTGAATTTATTATATTAGATTTCAATGTATTACCAACTGGAGCAACATTCCCAGCATAAAAATTAAAAAATAGAATATTTATAATAAAATAATAGAATAAAATGGCAGTATTAAACCCGAACGAAATATTTTTCACGTCTTTTGAGCCAAAACAGCAAAATAGATTTATCGCTTTTGTTGATGGTTTCCCAGCTTACATTATGAAAGGAGTTGGAGCAGTTTCTTTAACACAAGGAGCTGTAGCTTTAAATCATATCAATGTTCAAAGATATGTAAAAGGTAAAACCGTATGGAACACAATTCAGTTTACTTTATTTGACCCAATTACACCATCTGGAGCTCAAGCAGTAATGGAATGGGTTAGATTACATCATGAATCAGTAACAGGTAGAGATGGATATAGTGACTTTTATAAAAAGGACTTAACTATTAATGTATTAGGTCCTGTAGGTGACATTGTATCTGAATGGATAATTAAGGGAGCAATGATTACTGAAGCAAACTTTGGTGATTTCAACTGGGATACAGAAAATACTGCTCAAGAAATTCAAATGACAGTTCAACCAGATTACTGTATATTAAATTTCTAAGATTTTTACCCACCCCTTTTAAAATTAGCTTAACTTCGGTTAAGCTTTTTTTTTTC